AATAAATCAGGAATAGTTTATTCGTCATCAGATTCATCATCAGACTCACAATCTTCAACAATACAGTCATCCAATACTATCTCACTTTCACTCACATTTACTACTTCTACATATTCCGAACCATCCCATTTCACATTAGCCGTATTAAACAATATATTCATATTTAAAACCTCCGGTTTATCCTCTGACTTAAAACTAGTAAATAATGTCTTGATTTGCGCATCATCTCTGAAGCGAGCACTGTATTCTTGTTGAATATTATTGCGTCCAATTCGACCTAAAGCTTGAATAATCTTCTCTTGTGTCATATTCAAATCTTTACTCAAATATCCGTGACAGAACTGGTAATTTGTGCCATAAATATAATCTGTATCTGCTATAATCAAATACAGCAATTGTCTGTCTGCCAATTTCTTCATGATTTCAGTATAAGCAATACTCTTATGTTCAGTAAATACTCCAATACCAAGTAATAGTAGCACTTTCCAACTATCTTCCACGTCTTTGAGTAACATAATTGATGATATTGTTGCTTCATCAATATTACTAGTAAATGCGTTTTTTGTATTTGTATTAACATTTTCAGCCCAAACCGCTAAATGTGCCAACTTATTAGGAATAAATACATCATTGAGCGTAGCACTTTTAACCATCTTCTTCAAATCTTCAAGAGTGTCTCGCATTTTAACTATATTCGCATCATCAGTCTTATCAATCATATCAGACGCAATCTTGCTCTTATTTTTATTCTTCTTTTCCATTGATTTTGAAACACCGCTCGCTCCACACAGCTTATTTGTTATTTTTTCTTCTTCAAATGCTAGGTCACTCTCAATCTCAGTAATACGCTCATTCAAAGTATTATTAAACTCTATCTTTTCCATAATATCTTTCATAATACTTGCTGGAATATTTGCCTGTTGAATACAGAACTTGGCAACCTTTTGAACATCATTTGCTAAGAATATAGTAGGACCATCAGTTAGTGTATACGCATCTTTTGTCGTAACATAAATGGCGCAACTGCCTTTTGTTTGAGTAGAAGTAGCAGTAGTAGAACTAGAAGTAGCAGAGCTAGTAGTAACTTGTGTTGATGCCATTCTAGTCAGAGAAGCACCACTCATAGAACTATTCATATTTTTTGCTTCAGTTACAGCTCCCAAACTGCGAGTCTTTAATATTTTATTTCCACTAGGGTCAATACTAGTATTTGGCACAATACGTTGCTTTCTTCCAAGCTGGAACGCAGTATAAACTGACGCCCATGAATCAGGCAGTATATTTTTTAAGACCTTCAAATAATAAAGTTTAATGCTTTTCATATTTATATCAGAAACATTGGCAAAATTACGCGAAAACTTAGCAGCAGTCTTAACATAATTATTTCTCTCTGAATACATCGCAAATTCGGAAGTCTCCTTCAAGTCAAAGTATCTCAACAGTGTCAAATGTTCTTCACAATGATTAACCACTTTCAATACTTCGTCATACTTATCACTTAAATGATGTGGCATAATAACATATCCATTGTTATCAATTAATGGTATAGTTTTCTTACAATCATGACTGACAATATTGAAAACTCGTGAGGCCTTGAATCGTGCCTTAAAATCAGCAATTGTTTGGACAAGTTCGTGCTCTTTGGGCAATGTGGCAGATGATAAAACCATATTTGGTATCATGTTATCACTCCAATTCTTCTTTATAATTTTGTGAAGAGCATGGTCTTTATAGTCCATTGTAATTGTTGGTTCATCCCATTGAACAACAATACGTTCAGCTCTATTAAATGCCAACATATAATACATTGCCGGCAAATAAGAACGAATATCGCAAATCATAATTTCAACCTTATCACCAACAGAATTGTCAACTTTTTTAATAGCTCCAGTGCGTTTATTGACCGTATACTCTTTTGCCGCAAAATAATGTAGACGAATATCTTCGGCACTAGAACATCCAAACGCAAATGCGATTTTCTTGTTCGCAGAAATAGCGCTTCTAGCTAGTGCCAAGCCAACGTGTCTCGCAGCGCAAACAAATATAACTCGATGGCCTTCAGACAGTCCCAATGGTGTCAATGTTTTGCCAGTACCAGTAGGAGCAATATATAATACTAATTTAGGCTGTTTACTCTTAACAGAGTTAAATATTTCCTTTTGATGATCGTACAAAGTCAAATCGCTGTATTTCAACAAATTAGAATTGCGTTCAATAAAATCATAAGAGTTTTCAATAATATAACCCAAGTCGATTTCATTGGCATTTTCATAGTGTTCTAAAACAGCTACTATTATTCGTTTCAAATGAATATTAATATGTTCAATATTGTTATTGATTAGGTTACTGAGAGTGTAATAATGAAACAACCAGTGTTTATTATTAGATGATTTCTCAGTTATCATTTGTTCAAAATGTCTGAACAGAACAAATTCGTAAATATTCGTGTTCATTGTGTCAATATGTTCACTGCGAGACAAACGAATCTGGTCTTTTGTCTTTAACTTGACATCAGAACCAATATTAATATAACATATAGAGTCTTCATCAAGTCCTCCGCCCTCTACTTTAGATACTTGTTTTCTGTCCTTCTTGACTTTGGCTTTTTCAAATTTAATAAATGCGAATTCTTGTTTTGCCACAATAGTCTTCACCTTTTCGGCAAAATATTTGTTGTATAGAAACTCCTCTATTTCACTACTAAATTCTATCTTTAAAAACGTAAAGAGAGAATCTGTTTTATTAATTTTAATATTCACATCAGAATATCCTTTGATTATTAATTCAAGAACTTCTTTTTCTTGACTAGCAACAGGAATTTCAATAGAATCCCACTCGGATTTAGATAATTTAATTTGTTTAAGGTCCATTTTAATGTTAGATAAAGGTAAGGGTTTTATATATTTAATGCTTATTTCTTTATATACATTTTTTAAATCAATTTTTTTCACAAGCCAAAATAAAATTGAATTTAAAAACCCAAATAAAAATAACATTATAAATAATAATAAACTAAGATGGCGCTTAACGACTACATTACTATTGTATCTATTGAGGGAAATATTGGATCTGGTAAATCAACTTTATTGGAAACATTAAAGACAATATTTAAGGAAAATGATAATATAGTATTTTTAAGAGAGCCGGTGGATGAATGGGAGAAAATTAAGGACAAAGATGGTAATACAATGTTACAGAAATTTTACGCAAATCAGCAGGAATATTCATTCGCATTTCAGATGATGGCTTATATTTCAAGACTCACCATTTTAAGAGAGACTGTTCGAGATATTATGAGTAAGATACAAAAGCAACCTAGCTGTGAAAATAATAAATACATTATCATAACTGAGCGCAGTTTATACACTGACAAATATGTCTTTGCCAAGATGTTATATGACCAAGGCAAAATAGAAGATGTCAAGTATCAAATTTATTTGAATTGGTTTGACGAGTTTGCCAAGGACTTTCCTGTTAATGATGTAATTTATGTGAATACGGACCCTGAAAAATGCTATGAGCGCATTCATAAAAGGGCTCGAATTGGAGAGGAAGTTATTCCGCTTGCTTATTTAAAATCATGCCATGAATATCATAATGCGTTTTTAGATGAAACAACTGGAATAAAATCGACACAATTAGTTTTAAATGGAAACCAAGATATATTTCAAAATAGCCATGTCATTGATGAATGGATTGAGTCAATTAAGAATTTCTTACAAATTTAAGAAACTATAAAATAATAAAAATCTATAAAAAATATAATATTATATTCTTATATAAAATGGTTGATGGTATTAATCTAAGCGAAGCATGTATGCCGGCAAGAGTGTATTTTTACATTGCTGTTTTTTCCATAATTGTATCTCTATTTAATGGTGCTAACATAATTGCTGTAGCTATGAAAGTGTTATTTGCGCTGTTTTGGTTTGTTGTATTAAAATGGTTGTGTGACAAGGGTTATGAAAACATATCGTGGTTTTTAGTATTGTTGCCATACATCATTATTGCTTTCATATTTTTCAAAATTATAAGTGACCCTAATATGAAGAAGCAATAAGTAATTAATATAAATAACATAAATATATTTTTTAATGAAATATATTTATAATGAATACAAGTGTAAATACAAATACAAATACAATTGTAAAAAAAGAAGAAGATATTATAACAGATTTAGTCATTTATTGTCCACATTGTGAAGACCCTATAGTAATAGAAAAACTAAATTGCCGTATTTTCAGGCACGGAACCTTAGTTGCGTCTGGTAAACAAATTGACCCCCATGCGTCAAAAGAATTGTGTGATTATTTTGTAGAAAAGAATAAGATATATGGATGTGGTAAGCCGTTTCAAATTGTTAAAAATGAGAAGGCAGAATTTGTCGCAGTTGTTTGTGGTTATATATAAATCAACTTTTTCTGATACGTTTATAAAAGTTATTAGTTATTAGACCCAAGCAAACTAGAATACAAATTCACAATATCCAAATAGTAGTCCATTGACGCACCAATAAAGTCGCCATTATAGTTCCGTTGTAAAATTGTATTTGTATCATATACAATATACATTGCGAACAATATAATACCAATAAACGACAACAGTTTATGAGCACCACTCATCTGTGCTCCCAAAACAAAAACCAAACGAAAAATAATTAGGAGTAAGAGTGCCCAGAATAACATGGCACCAAATTTGTAGCCCAAGTTAATACCACCAGCGGTTAATGCTACTCCAGTAGCCAACATAATACCAAATATAGACATAACTCCTTGAACTGCTGTATCAATTACTGTTGGGTTAAATATATTTTTATAAACACTAAGCATAAGTCCAAATGTATATGAAAAGAGCGCAAATAAAGCAATTTTCATAATTCTAGGCATTGGGACAAAGACAAATATCAAAATAATTATAATTTGTGCGACAAATAATGGGAATGTTTTGATATTTGGATTATTTGTCTTATTCATTACATAATATGTAATACCCAATTGGGCTAATAGATTTGTAAATATCATTATTAGGAATTCACGCTTATCATACATGCGTTTTATAATATTGATTTTTTCAGGCATTATATAATATATTTTTATTTTTATTTTTATTTTTTATTTTTATTTTTATTTTTATATAAATTTTCTGAAAAATTAAAAAGATAAATCAACAACCACTGGATAATGGTCTGAATTCAATTTGTCGCAATATTCATTGTAACCATGATATATAGATACCTTTGACACCTTGTTAAAAATTTTTGAGCTCATTAACACATGGTCTATCATTGAATAATCTTGTTGAGAGCTTGTTGCGCAGTTTGAATCAGAATTATACCAGTCACTATAACGCTCAGATTGCGCCATTTTTGACGCAGCATTTGTGAGTGTGTATGTGCTTTTTTTCTGACCAAAAAGCCCCTTCAATGTATCTAGGACATATGAAATTGGTTTATCTGAATTAATATCAGGCACTTCTGCGTCAAAATCGTTCAAATCACCTAAAAAGATTACTTCGTAACCCTTGGCAATATAATTAGAAATTACATTTTGTAGCACTTGTGCCTGTGCTTCTCTTTCGGCGCATCGCGACTTATCAGTTGGATATGCTAGCAAATGGGCGCCAATAAGTGCCGTTTTGTAACCGCCTAAATTAAACTCGGTAATATAATGTTTGCTAACACCAGATGTTCCTGTTGCGCCAGTGTAGCCACATTTGGAACCAGGCACTGGATACGAAATACGCTCTTCAGTTCGATACAAATTTGTCAAGGGGTCTATGCGTG